AAGATGTAAAAGATTGGAAGAAAAAACTTAATAAAGAAGAAAAACAATTCTTGACGCATATCTTCCGTTTCTTTACACAAGGTGATATCGATGTGGCTGGTGGATATGTTAATAACTACCTTCCGTATTTTCCTCAACCAGAAGTAAGAATGATGTTAATGGGTTTTGCCGCTCGTGAAGCACTTCATGTGGCCGCATACTCACATTTGATTGAAACATTGGGTTTACCTGAAACAACATACAATGAATTCATGGAATACAAAGAGATGGTTGAGAAACATGATTATGTTTTGGGTGTCGCTAGTAAAAATTCTACTAAAGAAAGCACAGCTACACATATTGCAGTATTCTCTGCATTCACAGAAGGTATGCAATTATTCTCCTCATTCATTATGTTACTAAATTTCCCACGCCATGGTAAAATGAAAGGCATGGGACAAATTGTAACATGGTCAATCGTTGATGAAACACAACATTGTGAATCCATGATTAGATTGTTTAGGACTTACATTGAAGAAAATCGTGAGATTTGGAATGATGAGTTAAAGTCTAGTATATATACTATTGCTGAAAAGATGGTTGAACTTGAAGATAAGTTTATTGACTTGGCATTTCAAATGGGTGCCATGGAAGATTTAACAGCAGATGATGTAAAGAAGTACATTCGTTATATTTGTGACCGCCGACTGATTTCTCTTGGACTCAAAGGTGTATTCAAAGTGAAAAAGAATCCTCTACCGTGGGTTGAGGAAATGATTAATGCACCAACACACACCAATTTCTTTGAGAATCGTGCAACAGATTATGCCAAAGGAGCTCTATCGGGAAATTGGGACGAAGTTTGGGCTTAAAAAAGGAAGAATATGACCGAGAAAACTTTATCAGGAGATTGTCTGAGTTGTGAATCAACTTACACTATACATTTTATGGAAGAAATGGTCTCACAAGAATTACCAGAACATTGCCCCTTCTGTGGTGAAACCATAGAAGAATTATCCGAGGACTATATAGAGGATGACGATGAACTGGAAGATGAGGAATGGGACTAAACTGGACATATAATGGCAAAGATTTTACCGAAGATTTGGTTGGTAATAATTACGGGTTCGTGTATCAGATAACTAATCTGACGAATGGTAGAAAATACATAGGCAAGAAATTCTTTTACTCTGCCAAAACCAAGCAAGTCAAAGGTAAAAAAAAGAAGTACAAAGCTTCAAGCAATTGGCAAACTTACTATGGGAGTAGTGACAATCTGACCAAAGATGTGTTACAATTGGGGCATGAAAACTTTAATAGAGAGATATTGCATCTTTGCCTTACCAAAGGTGAATGTGGATATCTTGAAGCTAAGGAACAATTTAGGAATAATGTCCTAGAGACCGACAACTACTATAACTCATGGATAATGGTTAGAGTTAGGAAAGACCACATTAAAGGATACAATGCTAGAATTCTTACGGAGTATAAGTAAAGAGCCCTATGATACCATTACTTTCATATCAGGAGATAAAAAAGATTCACTTGAGGTAATGGCGAATTGTTATAAGGATGGTGGTACAAAAATAGGTGGTTCGGAATTAGGAGATAACTTTGATATCATCTTATTTAAAGAAGATATGGATGGCAAACTTATCGAACCAGATAGATTTGAAGCCATACTTATGGAACCATTGGAGTATATTTCCAATATGATAAAAAGTGATTGGTATGGTATTGTTGCTAGGAAAACTACCACTTCCCAAAAATTTGTTGATGCTATATTTGACAAACTGATAGAAGTATGATATAATAGAGTTTTGAAACTATTGAAAGTTTGTTATGATACTCATTGACTTGAACCAAGTATTACTTGCCGGCCTTATGGCACAAATCTCAGCACAGAAGAATACCAAATTAGAAGAACCTCTAATTCGGCATATGGTATTGAACATCATTCGTATCCATGTTAAGAATTTTAAGAATGAATATGGTGAAGTTGTATTATGTTGTGATAACCGAAGATATTGGCGTAAAGAATTTTTCCCATTCTATAAAGCTGGCCGTAAAAAGACCAGAGAAAAATCTGATTTGGATTGGCATATGATTTTTGATATGCTTGCTAAATTTAAGCAAGAGCTTAGAGAAACATTCCCATATAAAGTAATTGATGTTGATGGTGCTGAAGCCGATGATATTATTGGTACATTAGTTCCAATCTATGCTCGTGACCAAAAGATTTTAATTCTATCAAGTGACGGAGACTTCCTACAGTTACAACAATACGGTCCTAATGTTAAACAATACAATCCATCACAAAAGAAATATATAAAATCGGAGAATCCAATCCTAGAACTCAAAGAGAAGATTATTCGTGGTGATAAAGGTGACGGTATACCCAATATGTTTTCTCCATCGGATTGTTTTGTCCGTGACTTGAGACAGAAACCAATAACCAAAACAATAATAGACAAGTATCTGTGGGAAAATGTGGAAGAATATAATGATACCGATAAGACCAATTTTGCTAGAAATTCTACACTAATTGACCTTACAAAAATCCCAGCTGACATTAAAGAAAAAATTATAAATACCTATAATGATACAAAACCGGCATCTCGCCAAAAGTTATTGAACTATTTTATGGAACATAAACTAAAGAATTTGATGGATGTAATTGAGGAATTTTGATGAAAAATATATTTGAAGTCTTAGACGAATTTGAATTGGCTGATAATAAAAAAGATAGAATGTCTGTTATTGAAAGAAATTTAAGTAAGACATTAGTGGAAGTATTTGAGTTGGCTTATCATCCAAACTATGAATGGTTGATAACAGAAATGCCTAATAATTATAAAATTCCTACTGATGTATTGCCGGGTATTACATCAGCACAGTTATCAAATCAAATTCGTAAGATGTATATGTTTAGAAAAGGTGACCAAATGGCTGAAAAGCTAACACCTCAAAAAAGGAATGAGTTGTTACTACAGATACTTGAATCTCTAGAACCCCGTGAAGCTGAAGTTATCATAGGAATCTTTCAAAAAGATTTAGGTGTAAAAGGTTTAAATTATAAATTTATAAAAGAGGCTTTTCCTAATCTATTACCGTAATGATTGAAAGAGACAGAATAATAATCACTAGTGGGTCTTTTGATCCACTTTCTTTAGAAGAACTCAACTTTCTCAAAAAATGTAGAAGAAGGGGTGATTGGTTAGTTGTCGGTATACATTCTGATTGGTGGATGAATTGGTCACAAGGTGGCTTTGTACAATCATATAATACTCGCCGAGAAATTCTTTCAAGTATAAGATGTGTTGATGAAATATTTACATTCAATGATTCTGATGGTACAATCAATCAATTATTCAAGCTCACAAAAATATGTTATCCTAATGCCGATATCACTTACATATCGGATGCAGGATTAAATAATTTACCAGAAGTAAAATTTAGAGGCATCAAGTACGAAACGCTAGAATAGGAGAAAGTTAGTGACTAAATTTGTAGGGAAGTTCCGTAAGAACCAAGATTATAACGATGATTACAAGTATATGCCTCAGCGCAAGCATCGGAATGAGCACGCAGAAATCAAAAAATTGAAAAATCAAAATTATGATGATTTTCTCAAAACTTTAGACGAAAATACCAAAATGCAAGAAAATAGGTAATACGTTGTTTTAATACAACAAACCTATTGACATATAGTCTATAGTATTATATAATAGAGTTCTTAGTTGAAAGGAGTCTATTATGATGATATATGGTTATATTCCAAAATCCAAACCGAAGAAATTGTCTAAAGCTCAGCAAGAGCAAAAAGATGATTGGGTCAAATCACTCAATAAAATATCAGGAAAACGGATAATTGCCGTTCCTAAGAATATTTCTAAGCCTTTTCCTTCACCTAGGATCCCACCTGGCCGAGAAACGCCAAAATATGCGTCCTTGGACACAGGTTTCATTCCTTGCACAAAATCAGTAGACGGAAACACTTACACCGGCGCAAAAATGAAGGGAGTTGCAACAATGCACAAGTCCAACGCAGTTCCTGTGTTTACCGACAACGAAGCAAAAGAAATTTCGAGCATGAGGAGATAAAAATGCTAATGGAACACGAAAAAACAGAAATTTATCGAGGAATTGACTCGGTAATCTTTAATTTGAAGCACCTACCTATTGATGATGTCGCATATTTCTTAGTAAAATTCAATCCGAAGCTGGCGGATGAGTTGGCAACATCAATTTCACAGCAAATTTTTGATAAAACTGAAGGAAAAAAACATGACTAATGAAAATATGTATATTTGGCTCGATTTGCCGAAAGATGAACAAGGAAATGAATCTTGGACTTACCTAGATACTGTTGTCCGCAAGTGGGCTGTACTAACAGGATTTGAAAATGACCAAAATCAATATCAAAAAATGAAGGAAATGTATCAATGATAATGTTGCCAATAAACAACAGTAGCTTGACACCTTCCGTGGTTGTGTTATACTAGTATTTTACTTGATTAGGAACTTATATTATGAATAAAAATGCTCTGTCTTTCGTTGAAGCTTGTGAGAGAATGTTTGGTAACAATGCCGTTGTAACTAGAGACGGTATTGCAGAAGTGGTAAGTGAATCTGGCGCACCTTATCCTTATTGGTTAGTAACCAAATCCGAATTTCGCCATGGTCGAGGATATTACAAAGTGCCATCATCTGGTAAAACGATTACAAAAAAAGAATCAATTAAACAGGAAGAACCTGAAATGGAAGTAGCATATCAAAATGTTGTGCAATTACGTCAACCTAAAATGGTTGATGATAATGAACCTTCTGTTCCTGCTCGATATCCTGATTATGTTCCTTTTGGCTTTTTCAAAGATTTGCGTAATATTCTAAAAACAAAAATGTTCTACCCTGTCTTTATTACTGGTTTATCTGGTAACGGCAAAACATTGATGGTCGAGCAAGTTTGTGCTGAATTAGACCGTGAATGTGTCCGTGTTAATATCAGTATTGAAACTGATGAATCCGATTTACTTGGTGGTTTTGCTTTGATTAATGGTAATACAGTTTATCATGATGGTCCCGTAATTACCGCTATGAAGCGAGGTACAGTATTATTGATTGACGAAGTTGACCGTGGATCCAATAAACTATTATGCTTACAAGGCATCTTAGAAGGTAAACCATACTACAATAAGAAAACTGGTGAAATGGTATATCCAGCTAAAGGTTTCAATGTTGTATGTACAGCAAACACCAAAGGTCGTGGTAGTGATGAGGGTAAGTATCTATCACAGATTTTAGATGATGCGTTCCTAGAGAGGTTTCCTATCACCGTTGAACAGGATTATCCTGATGTTAAAACAGAGAAGAAAATCCTTTCTCCGTTAATTGATGACCAAGTATTCGTTGAGAATCTGGTACA